AGCAAAATCATTTATAGCAACTCTAGCGTTGTTTAGTTCCCCAATAGTAAAGTCAGGAGATTCGAAACCTTTTTTACCTCTTCCGCGCAACCTGTTTAAGGTGTTTTGAGGACCCGATGGGATCATATCGTATAGCGCTCTAACCGACTCGTCAGCATTTGCTGCACGGAAAAGTCCACTTGCGTCACCTTTCCGTTGGTTTAACCATTTATCAGTAGCTGTTCTTGTATAGCCTGCACCTGTTTTTAAATTTGCGTACTCAGGATTGTTTAACGCATCATCCCAAGCCTTGTTATAAGGCTCTACATAGCCTTTTCTAAGCTCAGCTAATCTAGTTTGTTGTCTTTCAAATATTGGGCCACTGGACGCTTGTGGGTTGTCCACTTGTTTAAGTACGCTTTGTCCCGCAACAGCCGCATCATCCGCACCACCAACTTGTCGTCTTACAATATCAATCATATCGTAGGCTTGATCTTCAAAAAGATCGACATCACGTTGCGCCATTACTCTAAGACTTTCAGAAACTGTCGCTCCTGTTGCAGTACCTGTTCCGATATCTGGTCCTATCTTATCGTTTAAAATTTTTACAAACTCATCGATTACTTCTTGGTTGCCGTTTTTTATTTCGAGGTACAATTCTTGTAATTTAGGATCGTCAGCACCTTTTAAAAACATGACTTCTAAATCAGCCGCATCTGTTGTTCCGGCCCGTGACGGTATTGAAGGGTTGTAGTTTCCTTTGAACTCTGCACCAAATTTATCGGCAAGATATTGCATTTGTTCTCGTATTTGTTTTACCGATGTCTCATCTCCATATAAAACACCAGGAGTATCTATACCTCTTTCAGAATTTCTTGCGTTTTGTAACGCGTCATCTATTCGTTCATAAAACTCGGGGGGAATATCTGTTCTTGTTATTGACGCCCACGCTTTTTTGATGGCGGCGGCACTTAAAGATATTCCAGCAGTTCCAGCAAACGCCCAAGCGCCTATTACTCCGGATTCTTTTAACATCTCATCTAGATCTCTATCGTGAGCACCCATTGCGCTACCCGCGATTAACCGCAAAAGATCGCCTCCTGCCGCACCAACAGCAGACATTCCAGACATCTTTATAACTTTCCCTGTTTTTGCTAACAACCCTCCTGTCAAGCCCAGCGGTGTTGAAAACTTCTTGCTACCATAAACGGTTAATGCGATATCTCCCGCTATCGCAGGAGCTTCTTGGACTAAAAATTTATAAAAATCTTCTCCTGTTACTGCCGGAGTGTTTATTAATTGGAAATTCTCTTCCCCTTTGGCTCTATAAGCAACGCCTAATGAAGGATCGCTGGGGCTTACATACTGATACTCACCGTCTAGCCCGTGTTGTTTGCCTACAAATTTATAATCGTCTATGGTCATTTTACGTGGACCTAGAGCGACTTTAGTTCTGAAGCCTCTACCAATTTCAGGATCGTCAAACGTTAATTCGTTTGCTGGATCAAAACCAAGAGAGGCTATTTTTCGTGATTTATCTAACCCAATAGGAGAGATAGGGGCGGTTCTTTTATCAACTTCACGTAAGTCAAGAATATTGTATCTACTTCCTGGAACAGCATTCTCCATCGCGCGAAGTTCAGCGTTCTGTGGGGCGTTGTAAGTATCTAAACGCGCCTGATACTCTGGATGACGTTCAGACATATCGTATTCGATAGGCGCTCGGTTATACGGCTTAACTCTTTTTTCCCAATTAACAGATGTTTCTATTAGTTTAATTTCTTCAGGAGTATATAGTTGAGAAGCCCTAGTTTTAATTTCAGGACTGTATATATGCGTAGCTAGTTCTAATTCTTTTGGAGACAATAACTGACCATAAGTAACGTTCGGGTTATCTTTTAACGTCTGTTTAGCTAATAACGAAGCGGCTTCATTTCTCAGCTGGTAAAATTCATCTACCCGTTGTTGATCAGTAACGTCCATTACTTGTACAAATCCTCTATAGCTTGAAGATCTTCATTTAATCTAGCACTTGGGCTTACTGCTGTTGTCGCTCCACTAGAATCAAACTCAGTTCCTGCCCGTCGTTTATGCTTTTGATAAAGTTCAATATCGGGGATTTCACCATAACGAGTGTAAAAGTTTTTAAACTCATACCCTTGTGGTTTTGTATAATCACGCACCTCTATAAACTTAGGAACAGTTCCGTCTAACCCCCTTGGATTTTCAGGATTCTTTATCATCCTCCTCTCTGCAGTGTCCCAATACCCCCCAATAATAGAAGTGAATAAATTATCGTCTAAGGGGTATTGACCAGCATTCAAGCTGTTCTTAGAAATAGTTCCCATCACTACGTTATCTGTTTGTCTAACTAAGGTATCAATAAAAGTTAAAATATTATCTTTAGCCGTTTGTGCGTCTTGAGTCGCTCCAAAACCAACCATTTGTAGGTGAAATGCTAAATCTTTATCAGACAGGGTTCTACCTGTTTGTCCGTTAGCCGCTGCGGCAGCATATGCTAATTGTAACATAGTAGCTCTAGTTCTTACATCGTTATAGGCCATATCTCCTAGCGAAGCCTTAAAGTTAACGCCATCATTACCGTTTTCAAAAGCCTCCATAGCTATTTTCATTTGTTGGTCATCACCAGATTGTACCGCGTTGTACAGCATTCCAGCCAGTTCACCATTACCTTCTCTACCGTCTGAACCCCCAATAGCCCCACGGGAGGCAAAAGCATTCTCTAAAGTGCCACCCCCCACATAAGCCAAAGCCCCTTTTGCGTTAGATTCTGCAGTTTTGAGGAAACTACCAATATTTGTCACTAGTGTTAAAGGGTTTTGTGATGGATCTTTAATACCTTTATCAAGCATTTTAACCATTCCATTAGTAAGAGTGACTGTTGCTATTAATGCGTTATCTTTCGCAGAAAGATCTGACTGATGTTTTTTTAACTCAGTTAAACGGGGGTCTTTCATTTGAGTAGCTAAATCGGTTGTTGGCTTATATTTTTGTTCTATCCAATTTCCCTCCAAACTTTTTACATTTACATAGCCTGTTCTTTCATCATTCATCACATAAATTTCACCACGAGGGTCAATAAAACCAGCACGGGGATCATTAACGCCTGCTCGTGCAGATTCGGTGTCCTCGAAATTTTTAAATTGCAAGTTATCTACGTCTTTAAGTGCGGAGGTCATATAAGCACTTCTATTTTTGTTTTTATTTAACCGAGCAGTTTCTTTAGCTTTTCTAAGACCTAAATACGTGCTTGCATAATCTTTCGCGCCTCGCCCAGTTGAAGCACCGACGAGCATCTGAGCTACATCGCTCAAACCAAACCCTTCTTTGTCTTCACGATCACCAAAAAGATTATAAGCATTTAATTGCGCTTGTGCTGTTTCGTTGCTTTTTACCTCCTCCAACGTTGTGGGGTTCTCTAAGATATTTAAATTCTTACTGTCTAAAAACTCCGCATCCGATAGGGTTTCGGGGGTGTCTGAGAACATCTCCATAATGCCTTCTAAGGCTAAAGGCATAAACGGTGCGAGGGTTTCTACTAGTTCGGGTTTCGGAGCGCGTCTAGACGCCATCCTTCGTGCTGTAGGGAACTTCATCTGGCTTGCGGGCATCTTTACCGGAGTAACGCCACCACCTTCTCCGCCGCCGAAGGTTGGAAAAGGGAGAAAGCCTGCTATGCCTTGATTTGGTCCAGCCATTATCGTCCTCCTCGTCCTGCCCGTTTCAGGTTCTTGTGGTTATTATAGGGTTCATCACCACCAGCAACTTGTGGTTGTTTAAGTGCTCCATAATTCTTCACAGGACCACCAGCAACAGCGCGGGCTTGTGGTCCCATTCTAAGGCTTTCTGGCCCTTGCGTTTGATTATTCTGGTTTCCCAGTGTAGCTTGTGAAGGCATCTTTCCTGCGCTTGGGTTAGTAGGCGCTACATAGCTAGGGTCGTATTGAGGAGGAGTACCATAACGACCGCCATAACCACCATAACCGCTACCACTGCCATAACCATTACCATAACCGCCAGCACCTTGACCACCAGCACCATAAGTACCACCGCCCATACCACCGCTTGGACCATAATCACTGGCATAACTTGGAGAGCCTCCGGCGTAACCATAGCCTCCCGCCATTGGTCCGAGAGAAGCAGTAAGTGCTCCAACATTTTGCAACGTTTGCATAGGCAAGTTGTACTGACCTGTAAAGTTTTGGTAATTTAAATCCATTAGCGACTGTTGTCGTCCTCGACCCATACCGCCCATACCCATCATTGACTGAATATCGCCTTGCTGGAGTTGCGGTAATAAACTAGCCATACCACCGTACTGGCTGCCATACCCGCTTAACGCTCCTGCTCCTTGCATACCAAGTCCGGCCAATCCTTGACCGCCTTGCATTCCCATACCGTATAGTTGTTGCCCCATTTGGCCTAACTGCGCTCCTCTTTGCATTTGATTATCAATAGCGGCTTGTTCTGAAGCGTTTAATGCCTGACCTGTGTTTAGTTTAGCCTGTGCTTGTTGTGCTTCTAAACTCCCTAACTGCTGTGCTCGGGCTAATTGGTTTTGAGCTTCGGTAGTAGAAAGTGCTCCAAATTGTTGTCCTCTAGCTAATGCGGCAGACCCTTCTTGTCCTGCTAGTCCCGCTTCTTGTCCTGCTAGTCCTGATTGTAATCCTGCTAATCCGGCTTGTCGACCTTGTTGAGATTCAAAAGCCTGTTGTGCTTGATTTTGTGCTGAACCGTAACCCTGACTTCTTATCGCAGCAATTTGTTCTGCGGCTCCTCGTGCTGTATTCTCAGCTAACTCATCCCGTCGCATTCTTGATCGAGAACCACCAAAAGCTCCTCCGCTAACAGCTTCGTCTCTCAGACCCATATCGCCTTTAGACAGCCCTTCCCGAACATCTTTCATTGTTTGTTGAACAACTTGATCTTCGTAGGGATCAAAATACCTTTGAGCAGAATTAGGGTCATACATTTGTGTAGAACCGTAACCGCTTCGTTCTGCACTAGACATTCCGTCACGTGCTCGACCAAACTGAGGGGTTGCCGCCGCTGTTTCTCTTCGAGCTAACTCTAAGTTTGGTGCTCCGGTACGTGTGAGATCTTGAGACTCACCAAAGGCAGGAACTCCTCCTTCTAAATAACTGCGACCGGACTCTCCAAACTGAGCGTCTTCTGTAAGTCCTGCTCCTATATTTGTTAATCCTCTACCTTCGCTAAGACCTCGATTTATTTCACGCTGTCCTCTATTTAACGCTCCTCTCGTCATTCCTGACGCTTCATCTAACAAACCAGCTTGTTTTCCTAAATAAGGTCTATAGCTACCAATCGCTTGGTCTGCCATTTGCATACCGTATTGTTCTCTAGGGTCAAACCCAGCAACTCTGTCGCCCGTATAAGTGAACGGACTAGAATTTGCCTGTCCCATCTGATTAAACTGTTGTCTTAGAAACGTATCAGCATAAGGGAAAATACCCTGTTGTAGGAATTGTCCTACATAGGGTGCGGGAGCCTGACTCGAATATTCTTGGTCTTCTCTACTAGCCATAACGCTTGTTACCTGCTTTATTAAATTTTTCTAAATTAGCAATACCCATAGCATGACTACCACCACCGGCTTGGTCTACTGCGGCTTTTGAGAGCATATACTCTCCGTTGCTTGCCATCACAGGAATTAAATCATCTCGTGGACCTCCTGGACCGTGCATAGCACCGCCGTTAGGCATAAACATTGGTCGTTGAAGAGCGGAACCTTGGTTAGCAAAAGTAACAGAAGAACCTGATACGGGGCTTATTTCTAACGAGGAACGTCTTCTGTTTGAGTTTCCTGGAAGTGTTTCGGTACTAACCAAACTTCCTCTGCGCTTAGATTTCCCGCCTACTAATCGTTCGGCTAGTGTACCCCCTCCGCTTTTTAATGCTTTCATTAAGGCTGCTTGAACTGTAGGATCTTGACTTGCAAAAAGATCAGAAAGTCTTTCCATTGTAGTAGCTTCGGGAAGAATCTCAGGCGCGGAGATTTCAGGCGCGGAGAATTCAGGCGCTTCCACCTCGCCTAACATTTGTTCCTCAAAAAGATCTACAGGGTCGGGCATTGCTAGTTCAGAAAAGTCTACATCAATACCTGCAATTCCTGAAGAGGTGGGGGGTACTTCAAGAAAATCAAGAAGTCCTAAACCACCGCCAAGTCCTCTTTTTAAATAACCACCAACAGCCATTCCAGCAACGCCGTATTGATCTAAATCGGCTGGATCAATTCCTGCGGCTTTTAACTGCTGTAAAATCATTTCTTGGTTTTCATCAGGAGCATCAAAATTAGAAACAGAACTACCCTGAACAGGACTTATGCCCATTTCAGACGATCCAGGAGATAATGAAGGAGAAGTACCGCTACCTATTTGTGCGGGTTGGTCAGGGTCTCCCGCAATAGCTTTATTGATTTGCGTACTTACCACGTTTATTGCGACTGCTGTCGCGATAGCTGCCATTGTCATGTTAGTAGTTCCATAAGATTATCTATTTGTTCTGTATCAAAACCGTTTAATGTTACTTCACAAAAATCGTCTACTGTAACTTCATTAAGAACGTCTTCTACTGTTAAACAGTCAGTCCTATGGACGGTTATAAAAGTACATTCTTCGTGTACATATAATACTCTTTTTGTTCCCGCTTCGGTAATTCCATGATACGGGGCTTTTATACGCTCTACACCTGTATCACTATAAATAGAGGCTTCACCTTTCATAATAAAGAAAGGGTGGTTCTTAGTGTGTATTTTAGTCGACACTAGTAAATTTTTTGGCATAACTATTTGTCTTATATACTGTCCGTCTGCAAAGTTATGAGTAACAGCGCCTTCTGCTTGCCCTGTCATTTGATTGTTTAACTCTTGATTATTGTTTTCTTCACAGTGTTTTGTAATTACTGTTTCAAACTCTTGGATTTTATTTTGAAATTTAATTTTCTTTTCTTTATATGCAAAAAACTCACAAGCTTCTCGATAAGAAAACTTAGGACTTGTTGTCAATGCTAAAGACACTAGAATCGACTCCTAGTCTTTTGTTTCTTTCCTTTGGGCGTGTAGATATAGAAGTCCGAACGGCTCCCTTTTTTCTTCGCGTATGCTTTCTTATTTACCCCAACCATTGTTTCTCCTGCGTGTTTACACGTATTTGCGAGTTAAAGCCCATCTCGTAAAACTGCAGCACAGCGGCTGATACCCCGATTATATATCAAAAAGTATATATTTTTAAAGGTTTTTCTTTACCTTTTACCTTCATTGGTTTTAGCGGTGTTAACGTATAACTACATAAATCTTTAGTAGTCTGTCCTATCAATAAGTCCGTTCCCGCTTCTTTTGTGGCTGACTCAAGTCTAGCGGCAGTATTAACTGCGTCACCTATAGCGGTATAATCGAAACGTTGCTGTGATCCCATGTTCCCAATGATGGCGTATCCGCTGTTAATGCCAATACCTATTTGAATTGCAGGCAATTCTTTAGATTCAAATTCTAAGTTAAGAGCCTCCATGTTAACTTGTATCTGTTTGGCGCATTTTATAGCCCAGTCCTCGTGGTTCTCTAGGTCTAAAGGCGCACCGAATATAGCCATCATGGCATCGCCAATGTATTTATCGACCATCCCGTAACACTGAGCTACTGCCGACTGCTGGGCTGTAAGGGCTTTATTCATTATATACGTTACTTCCTCAGGAGTTACTCGCTCAGATAAAGCCGTAAACCCACGAACATCAGTAAACAGGAACGTACAGTACCGTTTCTCTCCCCCTAACGTTAAGAGACTAGGATCCTCTTGAAGTCTCTTTACCTGTCTTGGGTCTAGATAATGCTCAAATTGCTTTTTAATGAGCTGTCTAAGTTTGTATTGCTCTTTATAATTAAGATAAAATGTAGCAGACGCAACAACAAACTGAGAAACCATCGTCCACGTTACGTCAACTAAGAAACCGCGCTGTATTAATACAAAACCTAAAAACCCCATGCCTGCAATAGACAGTCCAGAGAAAGTAAGCCCTAGATATACTCCCAAATAGTTTATAAACAAAAATACTAACAACACCCCCAAGATGAATATGAGAATTTCATACAGCCTTGCGTCACTTGGGATCATTGGCATACGTTTATTAGATGCATGAATAATAGTTTCAGCCAGTGACGCTTGTATTTGATGGGGGTATAAAAGACCTTTGGGCGTGGCTACTTGAGGGAGTATGCCTTTAGCAGTAGTCCCAACTATAACCACTTTGCCCTCTACATCCATTTCAGATAAAGACGTTTCAGCGGGAGCAACCCAATTAACCCAAACTCTACCATCAAAATCAGTCGGGATGGGGTTTAACTGTTTAACTCTCACTTCTTGAATACCGTTGGCGTTGGTTTTAATAACGTAGGTACTTGTGCCTGTAACAGACTTTAAAAGCTGAGTACCAAAACTTGCCATCCAACCGTCAGGACTACGCATTAACAATGGCATTCTCCGTACTAAACTATCAACGTCTACAGGTGCGGAGACTATGCCTTGAAGAGCAACGTCTCTTAGGCTCGGAATGTTCTGTGTAACACCTTTAGCGATTATTCCTCCAATGTCGTCGCCTAAGATTACCGTGCCTTCTGTTTTAGGAATTTCTTTGTAGCCGTCAGTCTCAAACATGGCTATAACACTGGGGTAATAAGATAACGCCTCTGCAAAATTTGCATCACCTCCGAACCGATCAGGTTCACTAAAGACCGCAACCCAGGATACAGATGCCGCCCCTGCATTTAACAAGTCTATGTGTATTTTTGCTAATCGTTTTCGGGGGAAAGGCCAACCCCCTTCGTTCTGTATATCCGACTCAGTTAGATTCAACAGAACTATCGCCCCCGTTGGCTCTTCCGTTTTAACAAAGTAATCAAAGGTTCTTAGCTTTACAACCTCAACCAAAGTAGGCTGATAAATTAATGCAGAAAACAACAGAGAGGACACTAGGAATATGATCGTCTTTTTCATTAACCCTCCTGCAGTATTCTAATGGTAGAATCTCCTCCGTTAATTTTTATAACATTAGAAACGCCATCTTGAATCAAAATTACGGTGTACCCTCCTGTTATGTCTAAATCTAATCGTGTATACTCGCTAACACCCCTTATAAGACTTAGCGTCTGCCCTGTGATAAGCGTAGTTATTTGTGTGTCTGCATCTGTCCCTAACGTTGTTCCGGTGACAGTAACTCCAGAGACTTGCGCTAATTTGTCCTCTTCCTTTGCTATCCCTAGTGCATCTAATACATTAAGTAAGTCCTCTAAATAATTGATATCTAAGTAATTGATGTCCAGTTCGGTAAACTCTAACTCATCATCTGCAAGAAAATCTTCTTCTAGGTAATCGATATCTAAATCATTAAAGTCTAAAATATTAGCAGTTTTAACGGTTCTTTCATCTGAAATAACTTTTTCTTCTTTTGGGGGGGTTACAATCAGCATGTTGTCAATAAAATCTAGAGTGAGATCCAGGACAACAGGTTTGGACGGAGCAGACTCATACACCGAGACCGTAGTAGCTTCGTAAGGCTTATTAAGTAATACGCTACCCATGGCCGTAATAACCTCGATCTCTCCGCTAGATACTCCGTATTGGTCGGGTAATAGGATAATAAGACTACGGCCTAACTCGTCTACGGTGGCTGTAAAATCCGTGCCGCGAATGGCGATATCAGCCGTGGGGGTCTTGAGGGATATATTCCGCTTATCTATCTGTCCTAGCTTACCGCTTATAAACCTAGCGGTGCCTAATCCAAAGGTAAGCGCCATTTTAGACTTACTAGGGTTTGCATCATAGATGTATTCATCTATTGTCAGTTGGGAGTGTTCTGTTAGCTTGACCGTAGAATCATCTAGGAACGTGATCGCCATACGGCCATTCGCAGTAACAGCCTCATCGTTAGACTGAACAGAAAACTTCAAGTCTGCGGTAAATGGCGACTGCTCTCTTTTTATCTGCGCGTACCCTGATACCTCCGATACCCCGCCTATCTCAACAGCCGAGGCTTGAGCCTTGATCGTTTTGAATGACGCAAAGAGTACCGTTAGAACCAACAGATATAATTTTAAGCCAGTCATTATCCTGAGTACTCAGTTGTTGTATATTAAATGTTCGACTGCCGCCTGTTTGGTCAAGGTAGAAATAACCCCCAGCACTTGCAGTCACACCAGTTCCTGTATATGTAAGCGTGTTATCAGAACCATCAATATCTACATAATTCGTGCTACCATCAATATTAATATTTGACGTTATGGTGTTGTTTGAACCCTGTATAATCCAATCAAGATCAAGGGTTGCCGCTAGTGCAGATGTGCCTTGATTAAGGGTGAAAGTATTACCTGTACCAGTAACGTTGACTAATTGGTTGCTTGAGTCAGCACCGTAAGTATTTGACGGGTCTACCTGAATAGTAAAAGTGTTGGTTGACCCAGTAAAATTGTAGTTACCCGTAAAGCTATCAGCCCATATGTCACCTAAGAACTTATTGGTAGCCCCAATCATATTAATATCTAAGGTCATGCTAGTGCCGTCTAAATCTAAAGGCGTTAAACTACCCGCCGTTGAACCTAGTCCACCGATCAGGTTAGATATACCTAGTTGTTCTATATCTATATTTGCGGTTACGCCAGACTGATCTATGTATATTTCATTGTCAGCCGCGAAGAGCGGAGATGCAGTCATCGTTGCAATCAGGATTATTAATTTTTTCATGTTTCCAAAAACTCCTATCGTAGCCAATGTTGATTAATTCTAAGACTGCCCCTTCTATCGCCTTCATAAGGGCTATGGTTGTAGACTCATTACGAGAGTTTCCTAACTCTATCTCAATAAGCTCAGTACCCATTTCTATAAATTTAAAAACATCTTCGGATTGTCCGTAACTGAATACGGTTTTCTGGCTCATTACTTCTATCAATATTTCGCCAGTTGCTACTGAAACCATCCGTAGTGAGACTGTGATATTATCTTCTCGGTACTGTGCGCTTTTTCCTATGCCTAAATATCTAGCACCAATACCACCAGTAGTCAAGTTGGTATCATACGCTATAACTGCGCCTTCTAGCAATACACCCGCAAACAGCAGTGGTGGTACGCTTTTGCTCTTACTGTCCTCAGACATTTGCTCACGCGCTGATCTTATTAGCTGACGTTCTTTTGTTAAATTATCTAAGCCTACGCGCTCTACAACTCTAAAGAACATGCCGTTGCTGGCATGTTTCAAAGCTCTAATTAACAGTGCGCTTGGTTGTTGTGTAACCGCTGTAGAAAATAAAGCAAACGAACTATTGCTTTTACGCTGACCTGTTTGGTCTGTAAAAGAATTAGGATACACCGCAACAATAGGTTTTATTGTCGGGGATTTTACGTTACGTAACTCCGTTGATTGAAGCTCGTTTATACGGACTACATCGTTGGCGCTAAATCGTTGGTTATGGGTATCTTCAAACTGGTCAAACACTGAACAGCTAGAAAGAAAAAGAACCGACAGGCAGAGTAATAGTCGTTGAGTTTCCATCAGAATCCGTTATGATTAAGGTTATAAAATCTCCGTCAACAAAATACTGGATGGTATTACCTTCAAGCTCAAGGAACCCTTCAGTACTCATTGTCTCGCCAAACAAGTTATTAACCAGTTGGCGACTTAATTCGGCATAAATACGAGACTCAAGATTGCGAATAAACCGTGCAAGCGTAGTGTTCTCTGCATCCCGCTCTAACTCTTCTTGGTACGCCTTAATCTCAGCGGCTATATCGGCCTTACGATTGAATTCTTGGTTTTCAATAGTCAGGTAGTGGCTCGATGTATTTATGCCGTTAAAACTGGGAGACTTAAACTTGTGCGTCATTTGGTCGGCAGTAATGGGCAACGCAATCAACAAAACCGTTAACGCGATTGTCTCAATCTTTCCTTTGATCATCTCTATCGGCCTTTGCAAGTCTATCCGTCTGAAGTAATTGCGGTACGCCTAGAATAGTTTTTAACAGGGTGTCTTGCCGAATGATTTCATTGTCGACAGACCTTACGCGGTCTATTAGTGCAACTAGTATACCGTGTTGCCCATCTAGCTTACTTCCAAGTCTTTCTTCTAAGTGGCTTATCTGTTCCACCAGCTTGTCATCTAGAGTGTCTACTTTAGTCTCTAAGCCATCAATAATACGGTTAATCAGTTTCCAGATAAACATCCCCAACCCTAACGCCGCCGCTATTGGGAACCCGACTTCATTGATTAGCTGAACAACATCCATTACTCTACCGCAACAAACTTACCTAACTCTATAAGTTTAGCTCTGTTGGTTAAATGTTCATCTTCTATGTCTGATTTGCTTTGCCCGAAATAAGCTACCGCTAGGTGGTTGTCGATCATTATCTGATTAATATTTACCCCGTCAACTACAACATTACCTAGAACCCTACCGAACTTTCCTTTAGAGTCTTTTAGCTTAGTTTCAATAACAACCTTATCGCCACTATCGATCGCTTCTTGTAAAAAAGCAGAGGCTAATTTCCCCCTAACTTTTTCATCTTTATCCCTAGTTCTACTTTCAGGTGTGTCAATCCCATAAAGACGGACCCGACAACGATAAAGAATATCAAAACCAAGATCCAACACAACATCACAAGTGTCGCCATCAACAACCCTATCAACTGTACAACTGTATTCATACATTAGCACTTCCACCTTTTTCTTGCTTGCCGTAAGCGTGAGTTAGGATCTTTGGCTGCCTTAGGAAACTTCTTCATCTGTCCTGCAGATCTCGCACAGTATGACTTTCTCCTTTTTGCTGCTGCACTTCCTTTTTTTACTGTTCCCGTAACTGCTGTTTTTAACTTTGATCCTGGGTTTTTTCTTTTATACGCGGCTACGCCTTTTTTAGTCATCCCTGCCCCAGACTTAGTGTTACGGTAATTACCTCCTTTGCCTGTGGTGCGTTTTATTGAAGCAGCCATTACTTTTTCTTCTTAGTCTTAGGGAATCCTGCCTTCATGTTACTGTAGGCTTTTTTAGAAATAGTCGACTTATTCTTAGGTCGGCTAATTCCTTTCTTTTTCCTAGCGTTTATATTGGCATACAGTCCTTTAGCCATTATGCGTTTTTCCTTGCTTTCTTTTTAGCCGCAACAGAGAGATCTTTTAAATGGAAAAGCCTTACACTTGTTTTTGTGTGTGACTTATTTGTGTGTAGCGTACCATTCGCCATTTTATGACTAGAACCCTTATGTTCAGTGCCGTTCTTTTTAAAATGTTTTACACCTTTCATTTACTTAGCCTCTAAAACGCGATCCCTTAGTCTAACTGCTCGTGGTCCTACTTGTATAGCCCAACGACTATCTATCATTTCAACTGCCGCTGTGTCCCAGTCTTTAACTTTCATTGCAGATAAAAAATTTTTAAACTTCAATAGTCTCGTGACGCCTAAGTTAAAACACATATTAGCCATAACTAATGTTAAATCGTCAGGTAACTCTCGCCACCAAGACAAGTTTCGGTCTAAATCTTCGAATACATTCGCAATATCTTTCTCAAAACATTCTTTAATACGATCGTCAGAAACACAGGTTCCTACGTCTTGTCCATGTTCTGGGTCACTTTCAAGAACTAAATGTCCTATACCAAAAGTCGCATATCCCAAATGATCAAGATACACCTCATTAACACAGCCTTCATCGAATGTTAAGTCTTGTTGTAGTTTTTCCATATTCATATTATGTATACCAGTTCTCAGTTCCGTACCCTGTTGCGATAGTTCCTAAAGCGATTAAAGT